TCCACGAACGCCCTCGCGGACCCGGCGGGGTCGCTGGCCGTGCCCCGGTATTCCTCGAACGTGATGCCGGCGAAAGTGAATCCCTTCCTCGGGTCCCCGCCTAGGACTTGTTCCGCCCTGGCCCACCCCTGGAAAACTTCCTTCACATGGTCATGAGTGATGAGCGCATCAAAAAACGTGGAATCGCACAGGCAATGGAGCCGGGTGTAGCTCTCCCCTTGCAAATAGTCCTCGACGTGGCGAGACACTTCGAAGCACTTCTCCTGGACCTCGACAAGAGTGGCGTTGTCCAGATCGAAGTCCACGGTCTTTTGGGAAACCCCGAACTCCGTAAAATAATTATAGATGGTGTTGGCGTAGCAATCCACCAGCGTGCCCTTGAGGGCCGCCATCCGCATGTATTCCTTCGTGATGTCGAATTTGTTCCTCATCTGCTGGAGGCGGTCGTTCATGATCTCCGTGAGCGTCTCCATGCGGTTCTCCGTCCCGAAAGAACGGATTCCCTGGTATTGCTCCGGGGCGATGGATTCGTCCAACGCCATGAACGGCACGGCGAACGACCTGAGAGTCCGGGTCCCCCGCTCGTTGAGCGATCCAGGAGCGCCCACGGCCGTGGTGGGGAGAAGCGATAGCTGGCCCTCGTACTCCTCCACGATGACGGATCGAGTCGGTATGCCCCTCGTCCGGAAAACGCCCATCCGCCCCAGCCGGTCGTACATGTTGGGCAGGATATTCACGGCGCGGGTCATCGACGCCATATTGAAAGCATTGGAGCTCTCGAACGGATTCAGAATAGCCATCTTTTCGATCCTCCTAGACCTGAACTCTGTCGTAAACGATGCCGCGCTCCCGCAGTTCTTCGAGCGCCTTCAATTTCTGCGCGTCCGTGGCTCCCGAAGGCCAGACTAGATTCGTCCGGCTCACCGTGGCATCACGGACGACGGCCACCGAAGTGAGCGACGTTTTCCCGGTAGTTTTGGTCTCGGCCATGACGCCGTAGGCGTATTGCTTGCCGTCCGTGGCGGAGAACGAGAGCTCTCCGACGCTCCCCTCGGTACGGGAAACGGGCATGTAGATCGTGTCGTTGGTCGTGGCCGCCGTGGTCGTCCCCGTCGAAATGACCACCTGGACGGCGGTGTTCGTGAACGTGACCCCGGTCGTGGCCGTCCCGAGCCACGCGCCGTTGGGGTCGTAAACGTTCCAGGTCTCGCTTCCCGCGGTCTTGTTCGTCGCGCAGACGGCCTGGTAGGTACCGATCTTCGCCCCCGTGCCGAGGGGGAAGGCTGCGGCGTTGTCACCGGTGTTCCCGGCCGCGTAGGTGACGGTGTCCGCATAACGGTCGTTCCTTCCGATCACCTCTCCGACGCTCAGGCTCTGAGTCGTCGCCACGGAGACGGCCTGGCGGGAGTAGCGGTTGGAGCCCTCGCTCTCCCACTTGAAGATATCGCTGAATCGATTCGACTCGGTAATACTCATGACCTGTATCCTCCTTATCTCGCTCGGCGGCGGGCGTTTTCAAACGACTCGGATCGACGCTTGGCCGACTCCACAAGCGCGTTGTCGCCGCCGTCCCCGACTCCGGGCGGCACCCGATTCTCGACGTGCTCGGCCTGATTGTCCGCGATGGCATCGACGAGCAGCGCATGCACGTCGGCGGGGTCCATTTCCCCGGCCTCGAATCTGGAGATGCAATCCCCCGCGAATCCCTCGGGGAGCAATCGCTTGACGGGCTCGCACGCCGCCCGTATCGCCTCCCGCCCGGCGCGAAGCTCGGCCTTGTACGTCTCCCTGGCCTCGGCGGCCACTTTCTCCGCGTCCACCGTCTCGACGACGGGCGCGCTATCTCGCTCTTCAACCATTTCTTCCTCCCGTATACAATCTTTGGACAGAACAACTGCGGCCGTCCGGTCGTCGGCCCCCAGTGCGACGAACGAAACCTCGCCCACGCTCGACCGCCTCCATATCTCGACCGGCCCCTCCACCCCCATTCCGTTCACCTCGGCGACGGACCCCTTCCCGAGCATCTCGACCTCCAACGGCCAGATACCCACGGACGCCTGCCACGGGAATCCGTCGTCGGCCAGGCCCGCCACTTCCGCCGCGTCCCGAGTCCCGCTCGCCATGCGGCCTTTCACGTAGATGTTGCCGCCCTCGTTCCACGCCCGCTCGGCGTATCCAACGATGCGGTCCCTCTCGTGTTCCCGCAGGACCGGGAACTTTTCCTTGGTCTCCATCCCCGACGAATCGAAGACAATGGAGCCGAAAAACGTATCGACGGGCGCGCCCGTGTAGGCGGTGATGAAAAATTCCCGCTTTCCCCCGTCGTCCCTTTCGATCTCCAGGGGAGCCGATAGATTGACGGGCCCGGTCGGGCGATCCATGCGGTGCCGGTCCCAGCTCGCGTTGCACTCGGCGAATGCCGACTCGTCGGAGCCGAGCTCGCGCGTACATCTATTGAGAAAATCCTGCTTCGACTCATTCCTGTTCGGCGTCGGCATCCTCGTCTCCCTCCTCGTTATCCTGCTGGTGCTGGCCGCCCGTCGTCGTCCACCTCGGGTCCGAATCGAAAATCAAACCCATGGCGTCGGCCCTCTCGTTCCCCTCGGCGATCTCGGCGTCCAGGGATTCGGCGTCCCGTCCCATTTCGGCAACCACCTGATCCCGGCTTTTCAACCCGGCGCGGATGGCGTTCACCTCGGCCGCCACGTCCTGCGTGGGCGTGACGAACTCCCACCGGTCCGGCCGCCACGAAATGCGGCGATACTTGCGCTTGTCCTCCGCGTAGTCCGGTATGCTCAGTGCGCCGGAAGAGACGGCGAGATCGAGCCACGTTTCGGCGACCGGGCGGCAGAACTGGAACGAGATCATGTCCTGAATCTGCTTGGCCGCCCGCTTGAAGTCGCCCTGGCCCGCCCGGATGCTCGAAAAATTGACCTCGGAAAGGTCGCCCGTGAGCATCTCGTAAGTGATGCCGAGCCCCTTCGCGACGGCCCTTAGCTGCGCCTCCACCAGTTCGCGGTATCCGTCCCCGGCGTCCGGCGGGCGCGAAAATTCCATGGACTCTCCGGGCAGCAACTCCGTGACAGTCCCCGGTTCCATGGACACGTGGTATCCGGAGCCGTCGTCGTCCGCCGCCATGGGGCCGAGCCCCGTCCCGGCGGATTCGTCGAACTCGGGAAGGGGTTTGGTAAGGAACCCCAGGAACATGGCCGCGCTTTTCCGGCGCTCCAGCTCGGCGTCCTCCAGTTGGTCGAGATGCCGCATCCTCGGGAGCACGGGAGCCATCCACGGCACGCCTCGCTGCTGTCCCGGCCGGAGAGGGCGGAACACGTGGCAGACGTATTCGGCGGGCACCCTCACCCGCTCGACGTTGCTCCCCGACGACCAATTAAGACTCTCGTCGGGATGGACTTTCCATAAATGATAAGCGATGCGTCTTCCCACCCGGTTGTATTCGATGCCGGCGGATATCCTCATCCCCGTGCGGCTCAGGGAATCGAAGGTCTCGTCCAGGTGATCGCCCTCGATTAGCTGAAGCTGCAACGGGACGGTCAATCCCCAATCGGCGGGGCGGACCCGGAGCCTCACGACGCATTCGCCGGACTCGATCACCGCCCGCATAACGAGAGACTGCATGGACAGGAAATCGCACATCCCGTCCGCGTCGGCCTCCTTGGCCCACTCGGACCAGAGGTCCTGTATTTCAGCCTTGAGGTCTTGATCTTCGATGGACCATCTGGGTGTGATCCCCTTGCCGACGACGCTCGCTACGTATGTCTGGACCCCCCCGGCGATCCACGGGGAGTTGCGGCACAGATCGCGGGACCTGGACCGGAGAGCGGATAGAGAGGATACGACGGAGGAGGAGGGGCCGTAGGATGAGAGCCCCCAGTTGAGCAGTCGGCGGGTCTTGGCCGTGCCTTCGTAGGCCGGCGAATCGAGTTTGCGGAATCCGAATTTTTCGCGAAAGTAGGAGAGGACCGTCATCCGTAGCCTTTCGACGAGCCGACGCGGAAATAACGCCTGCGGGACGATGAGTTGAGCTCGGATTCGATCTCCGAGCGGAGCGCCTTCAATTTATCTATGGAGGCGGGCGTGTAGGTGATGCTCTTGCCGTCGCTCAGGGTGACGGACTGCACCCTCGCGCCCGTAGCCAGGGCGACGACGGCGTTCTTGACAGCGTCCAGGTCGCTTTGCGTGTAAGCCATTCCCCCCTCCCGTTAAAGCCCGTACAAGGCAGCCTTAACACACGCTTAAACGATTGTAAACCAAAAAAACCCCGGATTTTTTTTCTTGCCTGGAATTTTTTTGGAATTTTTTTATTGACATTCGATCCCGACTTGGATATATTGAAATCAACGGTAAGGGAAAAACAAAAAACAAAAAAGGAAAGGGAATCAACAACGCAGCCCCGAGGGGAGGACACGCAAGCGGAAGTGCTCACGGGGTCAAGAATAAGGGGAAGCCGGAGGATAAGGAGGCACTCGCGGGACAGCGGGGAGGGCCGCCGAAGGCAGGGGGGGACAAACCTGAGACTGGACCACCCCCGACTAACGAAAAGGATGCTCCAC